GAGTTTCGTGCTGGGGGCTTTACGGGGCCTGTGTATATTATGCCTGTTGGTGGTGTTGAACGGGTGTACACTCTTAATAATAGGGCAGTGGCAGAAATGGCAATGCGAAAAGGATGGCGGTACAGTGATAGACTACAAGTGCCATTATTTAAAAACGAATGGGGGACTTAATGTTTAGTAAAATATCAGAAATTTTCAGAAGTTTCAAACAGAAATTTAAAAATAATAAAGAGGCTAAAAAATATATAGATAAGCCTACTATAGCAGGTTCTGCTAAAGAAATAGCTACATCCAAAAAAGAACCGTATATCGCTGTTTTGGACACACATGTCAATAAAGATAATATACGTAATGGATTCTTTGAGCTTGACTGGAACGAATACTTTGTGTTACAATTGAGAGAAGCAGGATACAAAGGAACGTCCGAGGAAGAAATGGTCGACCAGTGGTTCCAGGACCTGTGCCGGAATATTGGCGCAGAAGAAGGTATTGATATGGAACGTAGGGGTTCCGGACATGTTAATGTAAGTAATATCGGAAACGGTAGAGCAGAAATTAGTTAATGAAAAATATAATAAACTTTTTGGCAGAATTAAGAAAAGCAGGCATGCCCTTAAAAACGGTATATGATGTAGGTGCCTGCGTAGGTGATTGGAGTGAAATCATTAAAGAAAATATTCTACCATTTTCAGAGTTTATTTTATTTGAAGCTAATCCCGAATACAAACAAAATTTAGATCAAACTGGTTTTAGATACTTCTTAGATGTTTTAAGCAATCCAGAAAGAGAGTATGTAGAATTTTACAACGGTAAGAATACCGGAGATAGTTATTACAGAGAAACAACTAAATTTTATGATAATTTTTCCGGCATAAAATTACCTTGTACTACACTAGACAAATTAGTTAAAGATAACAATCTTCCAATTCCAAATATTATCAAACTAGATACACAAGGATCTGAACTAGATATTCTTGCTGGAGCAGAAAGTTTCATCAACGAAGTTGATATTATCATAGCAGAATTGCCAATTGTACAGTATAATTATGGTGCTCCACAGATACAAGAGTATCTTGAATATTTTAAACGAAAAAGATTTGTACCTGTAAGAACTACAGATTATCATATAGCAGAAGATACCATCTTACATTTAGATTTTATCTTTATGCGAGAACAAATAAAAAACAAATATCTCATTCCCAACAATAACTTTAGGCCTTTTGAATAATATGACATACATCCTTGTTGATACAGCAAACACATTCTTTAGAGCACGTCATGTGGTTAGAGGAGATGCTAGCGAAAAGGTAGGAATGAGTTTACAAATCATTCTTAACAGTGTACGCAAGGCATGGAAAGACTTTGGGGGCAAACATGTGGTATTCTGCCTCGAAGGTCGTAGCTGGCGAAAAGATCATTATGCGCCGTACAAGAGGAACCGCTCCGACGCTCGGGCAGCGCACAGCCCTCGCGAGGCCGAGGAAGAAAAACTATTCTGGGAAACATTTGATCAATTTAAAGATTTTATTATTGAAAAAACTAATTGTACTGTATTACAACACAAGCAATTAGAAGCAGATGACTTAATTGCTGGCTGGATACAAAATCATCCCAATGATAATCATGTGATTATATCAACAGATGGAGATTTCGCACAACTCATCGCTCCGAATGTTCGACAATACAACGGAGTAATGCAGATCACAACCACACATGAAGGATACTTTGATGAAAAGGGTAAACCTGTCGTTGATAAGAAAACTAAACAAACAAAAGCCGCACCGGATCCGACCTGGCTACTATTTGAGAAGTGTATGCGTGGTGACACCTCAGACAATATCTTTAGTGCGTATCCAGGAGTACGTGAGAAAGGCACAAAGAATAAAGTTGGTCTCCGCGATGCGTTTGCCGACAGAGGAACAAAAGGATATTCTTGGAACAATATGATGTTGCAGCGTTGGTCAGACCACGAAGGCATCGAACATCGCGTACTTGACGATTATAATAGAAACGTACAACTATGTGACTTGACAGCACAGCCTGAAGAAATTAAACTGTTAATAAATGAAACTATACGAGAATCGATCAATTCCGACAAACAAATTAGTCAGGTTGGAATTAGATTGCTTAAACTCTGTGCTGAATTTGATCTACAAAAGGTCAGTGAGCAGATACAGAGCTATGCTGAACCATTAAATGCGAGATATGTAGTATGAATGCAGTTGCCAAAACTTTGATACCAAATAAATCCTGGATAGTTCAAAATGAAGGAACTAACCTAGGCACACTGAATAAAGAAAAAAAGGGGTTTACCTTTTATCGCAAAGGTAAGAAGGTAGATATAAAGGATCTTAATCAGGTTAAATCTGAACTAGGATTAGATTACCTAGACGAAAGTACAAAAAGGGCTCTCAAAGAAAAGAACAAAAGCGAGCCGGATCTATCAGTGTACGATTATCCGTGTAGTTCTAAACCACATAATCCTGTATATAATATAGTTAGAAAACTGCCTATCTATGCCAAAAGCAGTAAAAGCAAGAGCCTGTATTGCGCCGGATACTATGTTATACAATTTCGTAAAGGGTGGGTCAAGAGCTTCTGTCCAAAACTGATCACATTAGAACGATATCCCTATCAAGGTCCGTTTAAAACAGAACTTGAAATGCGGACAATACTAAACACCGTGAGTAAACAATGAAGCCATTAAACACCATTCCAATAGAAGATTTCCTAAACAAGGCTCGTATTTCTATTAAAAGCAATCAAAAGAATATGGTATTAGACCATAAAGAGGTATCTGATCTTTACAATAGTCTAGCCGTAGTAATGACTCGTCTCTCAGGTGAACTAGAACATATAATAGCATCTCAGTCCACACAACCCGCTAGCGCAGATGTCAATATGGACGGTGGAAATTTCTGATTTTTAGGATAAATATCTGCGTATATTTGGGAGAATACGCAGATGTCGAGACCAAAGCCAAATGTCTTATTGGAAATTACAAATAAAAAGTCTTATAAAACTGAACAAGTTTTAGAAGCTGATGCCATCTGGGCTGTATTCTACAAAGATAAACCAGTTAATCTTAAAACCACCAGTGTAGTAGCACAACAAGTAGGTCCAAAATACAAAAAGGTAAGTTTTTCAAACAGCGGCCATGCCCTAAATCTAGCTGAGAAGCTGAATAAATTATTCAATTGCGAAGATTTTTCTGTTTATAAACTAACAACAGGCGAACGTATCACAGATGATCAATAAAAGAGAGTTGACTAAAAAGTTTTTAAATCAACTATCACTACCCGAAGACACCAAAAACGTTAGAAAACACCATGTGCTATGGTGGCAAAATACCAGAGCCAGCCTTCCTAACCGATTTAGACTCACTGATGTTGGCTATAAAATGCTAGTTGAACAGCTAAAAGTGACAAATTACAAGATAGATTTTCCAAAAGAAATGGAATGGACTGTGGAATTGATCCTAAATTTAGACAAATTTTTGGAAACTCCCTACTATATAGAGAGCAATTCTATCATCGTTTTTATGGAAAGACCGGCGGTAGAATTGATACTTTTCGGTGGTGATCTACAGAAATACGGCCTAGCAAGAGCTAAATCACATAAAAAAACCTATTGACAAGAGACAAGAAAGATCGTACAATATTAATACTGCGAAACAAATTCCAGCAACTATTGAAAGGCCTAAAATGTCAGAAAAAATGAGTTCCAATCGTACAGTAACTCCTAACGAAGCCAAACGTAGTCTTCGTAAATGTGTCAAAATCAAGCGTCCAGTATTCCTTTGGGGTCCTCCGGGCATTGGTAAGTCAGATATCGTCAAGCAAATTGGCGACGAGGCAGGACGTGACGTAATTGACGTTCGTTTGAGCCTTTGGGAACCCACTGATATTAAGGGTATTCCTTATTTTGATTCAAACGCAAACACTATGACTTGGGCTCCTCCTGCAGAATTGCCTACTGATCCAGAGTCTACTGCAATCTTGTTCCTAGACGAGTTGAACTCTGCGGCGCCTGCTACACAGGCAGCGGCTTTCCAATTGGTGCTTAATCGTCGTGTTGGTACTTATCTACGGCCAAAAGGCGTTAGTATTATCGCCGCAGGTAACCGAGAAACCGATAAAGGTGTAACTTATCGTAT